TTCGATGAGCATGGCTTTAATAAGGTATCGTAAAGGCGGGTTTCTACGACTTGACACTGATGAGGAAGATGTGGAGCCTTTTTATGATTTAAGGCCGCGTGTTTATTATTAGGGGGAAATAGCAATGGAATGGATGGGACAGAGGTTGTGCGAGCCTTCCACTTGGGCCGGGGTTGGTTGTGCCCTGGTAGGGGTTGGTGTTATCAGTCAGGTTGAGTTGGTTATTTTTGTAGGGATTGCGGTGGCTGGTGTTGCCATGTTGGTTAGAGAGCGGGGCAAGAAATAATGCTGGGGGCCATACTTCCTGGGTTATTGCCGATTGTGGGGGATGTACTCGACCGGTTTTTTCCGAACAAGGAAGAGAAGGCGAAAGCGCAGCGGGAGATTGAGGCGCGGTTATCCGATCATCTTGCAAATATCGATCTTGCGCAGATACAGGTTAACCAGCAGGAAGCGGCTCATCGCAATATCTTTATAGCCGGCTGGCGGCCATTTATAGGATGGTCGTGTGGGTTGGCGTTGTTTTATACTTATCTGGCTCAGCCCGTGTTGACATTTGTTCTGGTTCAGCGGGGGGTGTACGTGGACCTTCCCCCCGTGGACTTAGGGGCGATGATGCCGGTACTTTTGGGGATGTTGGGTCTTGGGGGTTTGAGGAGCTGGGAGAAGTACAAGGGAATTACTAAATGACGATTATGTGGTGGGACGAGTTGCCTGATGGGTTGCTAGGTTCTTCTGACAGCATGAAATTCACATTGGATTCCACGGGAGAATGGGAAGACGACAAAACCTATCCGACCGTGGGGACCACTATCAAGGTTACTGGTACCATCACGAGTCCCGCCGGGTATGATTGGAACATCAAGGTATCCTCGAGCCAGGGGTGGAAGAAGGAGTACGATGATATTCCCACCGGGCAGTCTGAGACATTTGACATAAAAACCAATTTCGGAGAAACCAAGATCACTATTAAGATATGGTCGGTCAACGGATCTGATGACGCCGGTGTAAGTGGTGAACTGCAAGTTAACTATTGAGTGGTGATGTAATGGCTAATGGAAGACCCTCTCTTGTAGACGAAATCATGCCTGCTCAGGGAATGCCTCTTGGTGGCATGACGGAGGAGGACATCGAGGTTGAGCAGATAGAAGAGCCGACCGGGATGATTGAGGAGGAAGACGGCTCTGTTGTTTTGAATTTTGAAAAGCAGATGCAGGAGCAGCTCCAGGCTGAGCCTGACGCCAATCTGGCGGAGGTTCTCGATGAGCGGGAGCTCATGAGGATTGCCAACGATCTGCTTGGTTTGTATAAGGACGATCGTGCCAGTCGTGATGACTGGGAAGACGCCTATGTAAATGGTCTAGGGTTGCTAGGCATTAAGTATGAGGAGCGTGAAGAGCCGTTCAGGGGTTCGAGCGGTGTTACCCACCCGTTGATTGCTGAGGCGGTCACCCAGTTCCAGGCACAAGCCTACAAGGAGCTTTTGCCCAGTTCAGGGCCGGTGCGCACACAGATTATAGGGGTTTCCACTCCTGAGACTGAGGCTCAGTCCGAGCGCGTCAAGGAGTTCATGAACTACCAGATCATCCATGTGATGGATGAATTCGACCCTGAGACTGATCGGTTGTTGTTTTATTTGCCGTTAGCCGGGAGTGCTTTCAAGAAAATCTACTTCGATGACCTTTTGGACCGGGCGGTGGCACGGTTTGTGCCGGCGGACGACCTGGTGGTTCCTTATAACGCGACCGATTTGAACTCCGCGGCCCGGATTACGCATGTAATTCGCATGTCGGAGAACGATGTTCGTAAGTTTCAGGCCGGTATGTTCTACCGGGAAGTGGAATTGGTGCCGTATGACGAGGACGATGAGGTCAGGGACAAGGAAAGAGAGCTGTCCGGTATTCAAAAAACCACAGATGACAAGGATTGTACGCTTTTAGAGGTGCATACGGACCTGGATCTACCTGGTTTTGAGCATATGCACCCTATCGATGGCGAGCCGACGGGCATAAAGCTGCCATATATCGTCACAATGGACGAAGGAAGCTCGAAAATCCTCTCTATCCGGCGAAATTGGCGTGAAGGTGACGATCTTTTCCGCAAAATCCCTTATTTCACTCATTACAAGTTCCTCCCGGGGCTTGGATTTTACGGTTTTGGCCTTTTGCACATGATTGGGGGGTTGGGGCGTTCCGCAACCTCCATTTTGAGGCAACTTATTGATGCAGGCACCTTGGCAAATCTTCCTGCTGGCTTCAAAGCTCGCGGCATCCGCATTCGTGATGCTGATGTACCTCTTTCTCCTGGTGAATTTCGTGATATTGACGTTCCTGGTGGAGTTCTCAGTCAAAGTATCCTCCCGTTGCCGTATAAGGAGCCGTCTCAGACCTTAATGCAGCTTTTGGGCTTTGTAGTTGCTGCTGGCCAGCGGTTTGCGGCCATTGCGGACTTGCAGGTAGGCGATGGCAACCAGCAGGCGGCGGTTGGGACCACGGTGGCACTCCTCGAGCGCGGTTCTAAGGTGATGTCGGCGGTCCATAAGCGGTTGCATTACGCTCAAAAGCTTGAATTTCAGATGTTGGCCAAAGTATTTGCCGAATCTTTGCCGCCCATGTACCCCTACAACGTATGGGGTGCTGAGACGCTGATAAAACAGGCTGATTTTGACGATCGTATCGATATCATGCCTGTCAGCGACCCCAACATCTTCTCGATGTCGCAAAGGTTGGCACTTGCGCAGACGCAGTTGCAGTTGGCTCAGACCAACCCGCAAATGCACAATTTGTATGAGGCTTACCGGCGTATTTATGAAGCCATTGGCGTTCCGAACATCGAGGGTGTTTTACCGACACCGACACCTCCGCAGCCCACCGATCCGGCGATAGAGAATGCTAAATCCATCATTCAGGAGACATTACAGGCGTTTCCGACGCAGGATCATGACGCGCACATAGCCGCTCACCTTATGTTTATGAAGACGCCAACGCCTGCTGCTACACCCGCTATTTTTGCGTTACTACAGGCGCATTTGTGCGAGCATATTGCGTTTAAGGCCAGAGGAGTTGCGCAAGCCGAGATGATGCAGCAAGCTCAGCAGATGCAACAGATGCAGGCTACGGGGCAGATTTCTCCGCAGGAGGCCCAGCAGCAAATGCAGGTGGACGTGGAGGCCAAGGTTGCGCAGTACATCGCGCAATACACCGAAGAGGTTATGGCCGTATTGCTGCCGCCGCCTGCCGGCGAGATTGACCCGCTTGTGCAGTTACGTGATAAGGAGCTCGACATTAAGGCTTTGGACATGCAGCGTAAAGCCGATGAGTTTTCTTCTAAGCAAGCGTTTGAGGAACAACGCGAGGCAGAACGTCAGGACTTGACCCGCGAGAAGATGGATTCGCAGGAGGATATTGCCCTGCTCAGGGCCGATGTTAACTTGGAAAGGATTGGCGAGATGGGAAGCGCTGGTCGAGGAGAATAGACATGGCTAAGAAGTGGATTCAGAAAGCTACGAGGGAAATGAAGCGGAAGGGGACTACTGGCTCCTTTAGTGCGGCAGCAAAACGCGCAGATAAGTCCACCGCGGGGTATGCTAACGAGGTATTGGCAAACCCTGATGATTTTTCGCCGACTACTCGTAAAAGGGCGCAGTTCGCCAAGAATGTGAGTGGCTTTGCTGAAGGTGGAACGGTGGATGTTCCACGTGGAACACAACTGAACAGAGGTGGTCTTGTGAAAAAGCCAAAGGAAATGGAGCATGGTGGAATGGCTTATGACGTCACGCATGGGTCCGAGGACGTTCCCATGGAGTGGGGTCGTAAGAAGCTAGATAGCGGTACTGAGCAGCTTATCCAAAGTACTGAATTTCAGGTTCGTGGTCGTTATTTCAACAACAATGACGGTAAGGGGACATTCTGATGGCTAAGAAGAAGCTTAACGAAAGCGGTAGAACCATATCTGATCAGGACCGTAAGAGGGCTAAAGCCTTGGCTAAGAAGAAGCTTAACGAAAGCGGTAGAACCATATCTGATCAGGACCGTAAGAGGGCTAAAAAGCCTACGAGGACATTCTGATGCCAAAAGGTGTTATTTACGATGACGAGATTTCCGCGCAAGAATATGCAGCCACAGTTCCAGGTGGAAGAGTAGAAAGTTCCCCCGATGGCTTTACTGTCGAAGTAGATGAAGTAGACGAACTAGGTTACATGGGCGGTGGAATGGTGCATGAAAAGCGTGGCCCTATCAAATACTCCAAAGGTGGGGCGGTCAAAGGTAAGAGCTTTTCAGGTTCCTACTAAGAGGACAAGCTGATGCCAGGACGTGGCGCTCCACCAGTATCAACGCCTCTGATGCGGTATAGGCAAGGAAATTTTGTACAGCTTCCTAGTGACGATTGGGTAGACACGGAGCCGTCTACCTATCTAAGGAATTTTTGATGGCTAGAGGATGGATACCCCCAGGTGGAGTGAAACTCCCCCCCGGAGCGCACCCACATACTCCCACTA